AATTTCAGTTCTGAAGTCATGACCAACACCCATACCAGTTGATTGTTTATGCCATGCGAATGCTGTTCTGATATCACCAGCTAACGGTAAGCCACCTTCAACCATTTCAGGAATGATGATTACATTCACACCAAGGTATTCACGAATGAAGCCCTTATCTAATACACGGTTTTGTGTGTAGAAAGTGGAAACGAACTCATCTTCAGCTAGTAACTGTCTGAAGTTAGCAGCAGACATAGCGAAGAATCTTTCAGGTAATGGAACTGCATTATTGTCGAAGAACTCGATTACTTGAGTGTACTTCTCATAAGTCATACCAGTACCAGCAGCTAGGATCACTTCACCTGGATCAGCAGCGAAGGCATTAATGATGATTTGATCAGAACGACGGCCTAATGCGTTAGCAACTAACATTGCATTTTCCATCTTGGCATCGAAGTTAACGGTCAATTCTTGAACAGTATCAACTGCGGTTGGTGCAGTGTACTTTTGTAAGATAGCTTGTACTTGGCTGTAACCAGGATCTTGGATCACAACGGTTTGTAAGTAACCAGTTGGTACGGCTTGGATCTGGTTTACTTTACGGAATGAAACTGTTGCGCCAATAATATCACGACGTACACGAATGGTATCGCGTAACAAAAATCCTAATGATTGGTATTCGGCTTTTACGAGTGCATCAAACTCAATTTGCTCTACAGCTGTCAATGAAGCAGACATGGTTGTCTCCCTAAAGTTATCCATAATTAAATTATGACTAATCGCTTATTAGGGCTTACCACTATGTAGATTGTCTCTTATTCAGAGGTCTGGGTGTTAAGTTATCCAGAGTCATGTCAATTCGTCAGATCGACATGATATTGGATAAAATTATAACAGATTACGCTCCACTCTTGTCAATGTAATTAGAAGTCTTGGCTGCCTTCTCAATCCGGCCTTGGAGGTCTTTTCTGTAGTGGGGATCTGATTTGTACTTAGCTAGGTTGTTAGTTAACTCATCCTGTAGTTCTCTTACGTTTTCAACATTATTCGTGGCTGAATCATTGCCAGGTGGTACCATCGTACTGTTACTCATCATCTTTCCCCTTATTTCTTCAAGTGCTTTTATAGCACTAGCACTTTTTACATTAGTTGATAAAGCTTCATATGACTCACTAGAAAGATTAGCCTTAGCCCAATTATCTAGTGTTGCTATCCTATCTTGAGCATTAGCACCGAGCTTTTTAAGTTCTTCCTTTGGATCACTAGTAAACTCATTAAAGTATTTATCAATTGAATCGGACATCTTATCTATGACTTCTTTGGGAACCTTCTTCTCTCTTGCGAGTGTCAGAAATTCTTGAAAAGGTTCATAGTCAGCATCAATGAACTGCGATTTAGATAGATCATAATCTTCAGGAACACTAGAGAATTTCTTCTCTAGTTCATGATAACTTTTTGCTAAGTCAGCAGCACTTTTAAACTTTTCATTCAGCCAAGAAGGACGTTCGCCAGTACCAGGGACATTATCATCAATGAACCAAGAGGGTGTTGCATTATCATCATCATTAAACTCATCAGTCATTTATTTGTCTCCGCTTTAATTCTTTGCTCATGAGACAAGATATGCTGAATTAACATCCTACCAAAATCCTTAAAGCCATCAGCCCAAATTACTAGGTCTCTGTAGTTCTTAGCATCTCTGTTAACTAGACTAGGAACCAAGAATCTGTCATTGATAATTTCTTTGAGTTTCTTCCCTGCATCAGTTGCAAAGACTTCGAAACAAAGTTTATCAAGCACTACCATCTCAGGATGATTCTTTAGCTTATTAATGTTCTCTTGATAGCCAGCAGAATAATCTTCTTGTTTTAACAACGGGTTTTCATGGAGGTCCATTCAATGCCTTCTATTCAATTGGTGAAATCGGTTGTTCACTAGGGTTCTGTGGAGCATCAGGTGACATAGCTTGAGAATTAGCCAGCATTTGCTGTTCTTTATGTTCATCTTGAACTCTTTGCATTACTTCAGCTACCTTATCAGGACTATTCAAGAATCTCATATCAATCTGCATCATTTCAGCTAGTAAGTAAGGTGTAGTCTGTGGATTGATATAAAGCTGTGTAGCATCAGGCCCCATAACACCTTGCATCGTTTGAACATACTTAATGAACCTTGCTTGGTCTTGTTCGCCTTTTACTAAAGCTAGTGGTGACTTGTATTGGAACCTAATCGGTACACCCTTCATCTTCGGATAAGGTAGTTTACCCATGCTATTAAGAATGTGGGCGAAACGCTTGATCACTGGCCATAGAAATTCTTGCTGTAGTCTTGAGAATAGTGGGCCGATTTTCTGAGCTAGGTTTTGTTGCTTCAGTGATAGTTCATAGGCTGTTTGTGGTTGTATACCTACAGCATCTTGAGGTTGTTCAGCAAACAATAATGATTTGATTTGCATCCTCAAGTCTTGAATCGTGAACTGAGCGAAGTTAGGATCAGCAGAGTTCGGCAATGGGATTAATGGTACTTGACCGCCAGAACCTATAGGCGCAATAGGTATGATACTAAAAGGCTCAAGGCGAAAAGTGTGCGGATTGAATACTGCATCTGAGAATCCCATGTATGGTCTAAAGGTATTAAGGTTAGCACTAGCTAATTCTATACGTGCCATTTCATTTAAACTGATGATACTAGGTAGGGCTTCCATTACTGGCCCACGACCCCAGGTTTCATTGTTGGTCTTTTGGAAACGCCAGACAATGCCAGGGCTTGAGTCCAAGGCTTCAGCAAACAATATCCCTGAGTCTACCCAGACTGCATAAACATACTGTTTAGGTGCATTAGCAAAATACGCAACACCCTCATAAACTTGTCTAACTTTAGCATCAGGATCAGCAGACATATCACTGATAAGATCATTTGTTAACTGTATTGCAGGCCATCGAGTATTAAGTTCTGCTATCTTTAGGTTCTGCCAAGTCCTATACCAACTTTCTATTCTACCATTCACCGCTTCTTCAATAACCAGTTTATCCATGGGAATAGACGTACAAAGGAATGGTTCTGCATCGGTGTATTGGTTAATGACTAGTGCTGATGTACCTATAGATAGATCGTAGTAACACTCATTAATCACAACATCAAAGTTACTAGCATGAATATAAGAGAATAACCTTCTCATATATTTATTAAGGATCATCTGAGCTTCTTCAAGAATATCAGACTGTTCATCAGGATCATCAACGAAAGCATCATCAACCTCAAAGAATCCCCATTGGGTTTGTGGAGGCGTCATAGTGTCATGAAGTTTAGACACAAAGGTCTTAACAGCTTCGACCGCAGTAGTATCATAGACACGTGTGTTCTGAGCTGTACCCTGAAATTCTTTACCTGGTAAGTAATAGCGATTTCGAAAAGGTACTGCGTAAAAGAAGGAAGCCTGCATGATCGGTATCCATAGATCAGCCGTATACTTCGCAGCGTTATATCTCTTACGCAAAGCTTCTAATAGATTGTTCGGTGTGCCTAATGTGCCTAAACCTTCAGACGTATCCATGCTTAAGCAGTTCCTAGTTTGTTAGGTAGTCCAGTCGAGTCACCAAGAGTTCCAGCTTGATTAACATCTGCACTTCTCATCAAGCCACCAGCTGGTCTATAGCTGTTTCTCAATGCTCTAATTTGCTTCTCTTGAACCCTACGCTTTTCCATAGCCAATTCACTCTTAACTGCATTAGCTTGTTTGTAAACTTGGATTTGATCAGCTATATCAGATATGGTATTACCACCGAAAGTTGTGCCAAGTTCACGATTCTTCACAGGATCATTAGTAAGAGATTTACCAAAAAAAGGTTTAGACCAAGTATCTTGTAACTCACCCATCTTTGCATCTAACTGTTCATTTGTTAAGTTTCCCCACTTACTCGTATCGGGATTATGCTTACCCATGCCTATTACTCCTTTTCATATCCATACGTGGACGTAAATTGTTTTCTCTGCAAAGTCCTTGGGATCAATTCGTTTATTCACATAAACAATACGCCAAGGGATTTTAATCTTCTTTCGTAATTCTCGTATCTGAGAAGGAATTGTCGACATGTGAGTTCTCTGCCATGGTTATAAGATCAGCTTTCAATTGATCAATCTCTTTCTGTAGTTGCTCTACTTGATGAGCGTTTAAGCCAACGTTGATTGCTTCCATGAGTTGCTTGATCTCGCCAGCAGTAAAGTCACCTTCTGTCGCTTGCTTCATTAACTGTGAATAGTGTTGGCCAGGTGTACCGTTAGGATCTAGATCTAGTTTAATTCTTGAGTTCTTTCCAACCCCGAATCTTGACCAACCAACCATACGCCAGTGTTCAAACCTATGATTACTAGTTCCAGGCATACATGTTTCTTCAGCAATTAGTTGACCTTCATATTCCCAGTTCTCTCGGGCTATTAACTTACCCAAGGCATAGCACTCTAAGAATAGCTCATCTTTTTTACACCAACTATAGAAGGTAGGATCACTGATACCGACTTCTACGCAGAATGCACTCATGCGACCCTTCGTTGGATCAGCCATGATCTTTAAAATCATTGGGCCATGAACTTCAATATCTAAATCAGGCTTCCATCTCAACTTTTTAAATAAAGCTATAGCATCATATTTCATGCTTTATCGTGTCCTGTTATCATCAATTGATTATATTCTAACCTTTTAGGAATAAAAAGATATGCTAGATTGTGACCAATTCAGAGAAGTTATCATCAATGCCACTCTAAATGATCTCAATATGTATACAGTTGATGCCGCTGAATTGCTGATCTTTACTTGTGCAGCTCAAAGTGAAGGTGGTTCTTACTTGCGTGAAGGTGTCTGTAATACGCTGCGTCTTGGTATCTATATCATGGAACTAAAAACCTATAATGATCTCTGGACTAACTACATATATAAAAGCCCAAAGATAATAAGTGTCCTATCCCATAACTTTGATGTTGGCCGTATGCCTCATGAAGATCGTCTGATATATGATTTAAAGTACGCTACTGCTATGGCCATGCTCGTATATCAAAGAACTAAGCTACCATTTCCCAGGCATAATGATGTTGATGCAATCTATGAATTCTATAGAACCCACTACAATTCTCATGAAGATGAAGCTGAATATATGTATTGTGTGAATGCTTACTATAGGTTTATTGAGGCCGGAACTTAACTTCTTCGAACTCTTTAAACAAGGTTTCAAGGCTAACTCTGTTAAAGCACACCCTACACATCAGAGTCTTAACCCACTTGTCTTTGTCGGTATTAGTCCAGGCTACAGCAATATAATCGTGCGGGCCTCTGTTCGTTCCACAGACTTTAATCTTGTCTATGGTGAAGTCATATTCTTTCTGGCTAAGCGGTATATTTGATCGCATGTAAATCCTTTTCTAGGGCTTGGTAGGTCGTCTATGGAGTAAACGCCTACCTCACACTTGTAGCATTTTTGACGCCTCTATAACGTCGCAAAAATAATAGCGTTTCGTTACCTAGCAGTCAACTACCGGCGTCTATACGACATTCCCCAGCCAGCAGGGACGTACAGGACGAGCCTATAAAACTAATCTACCCTAAAACTACTTTTACCCCAATTACACCAAT